TCAAGTGCTTTTAAATACATAATAGTCTCCAGTAAAAGAGGGGAGCTTGCGCTCCCCGTTAGGGTTAAATGTCCACGCCTCGCCATGGATCATCCTTAGGAACCACTGCTAACAGGCGCAACCCGTTAGCCTTGGCGTGCATGTTGGCGACCTGCACCAACGATGGCGCAACCCGTGTGAGGTCTTCCTCACTATAGGTGGCTAGCACCTCATAGATTACCTTTATCCCATAACCCACTTTGTATGAGTCGTTACGGATACCGATTGTTTCTAGTTGGTCGTTAGTCATAATATAGTCTCCAGTTGTATCGTTGCTTGATTGCTACGATGGATATATAGTCCCATAATATCTTTACTCAGTCTAGGTATAAGATATTAAATAGGGTAGATTAGGATATCGACCCCCACCCCCCAAACGACAAAACAGGAGTCCCGCGACATATCTATATAGTAATATGCTCATTAATTTTGTAATATTTTGAAATTCCCAACTAATGTGTTACTTTCGCTATATAGAAACCCCCCCGTCATCAAAATAAAACGGATTGGGCAAAAAATTATTTCATATGAATTCAGATTTACTTGACATTGTAAACAAGCACACGCCAGAGGAAACGCAGCCTCCAGAGCTAGTCGTCATCGTTCCAGACTTTGACACGCCAATGCCACCAAGTTACCCAAGAAAGCAGACGGAAAAGATTGAATCGCAACAAGATTTAAAGGAAGCGGTACGTGTTGCTGCTAATACAGCACAGACTTTAGAAGACATGGGTATGGCACACGAAGTAGACAGTCGGCCTGATGATGGTGAAGTTGTTGACTTGCTAGATCCCACACATATATTCAAGGAAGCCTTTGGCACAGACTCCGGCGATATGAAAGATGCCGAGTCGCTCATTAATGGCGAAACGCGAAGTACGCCCGGCCCCGTACCGAAACAGAAAACAGGGGTTGCACCGACGCAGGTGTTTAATACCTATACAGCAGTAAAACTGGGGTCTATACTCAGTGAATACGACAAGCAGGTGGTTGAGGATTCTGCACAACTGAGAACCTATGTGACCAACAAGTTGGTTGAGGTATCAGATTGTGGGGATACGAAACATGAGTTACGGGCATTGGAGTTGTTAGGTAAGATATCTGACGTTGGGTTGTTCGTTGAGAAGACTGAGATAAATGTGAATCATACGACGGATTCGTTAGAACATGCGATAAAGGATAAGATTGCTAGGATCATCGGGATGAAAGAAAGCGAGATCCATGACGGTGAGTTTGATGAGTTAAAGGAGATTAACAGTGACGACAGCGGGGACATCGAAGGACAGCAGACTGAAACGGGCGGGAGTGAGTGGATACAACAAGCCGAAGAGGACTCCGAACCACCCGAAGAAATCCCACATAGTAGTAGCTAAAGAAGGCGGCAAAGTAAAGACCATACGGTTTGGTCAGCAAGGTGTGTCTACTGCAGGGAAACCAAAAGCTGGAGAAGCGCGGTCACAGAAGATGCGTCGCAAGTCATTCAAAGCACGACACGGTAAGAATATCGCCAAAGGCAAGATGAGTGCAGCGTATTGGGCTAATAAGGTCAAATGGTAGTGGACTTAATACAGATAGCGTTTGTTATATGTTTAGTAGTAATACTCAGAGAGGTTATTAAAAGTGGCAACTAAGAAACCAGCTAAGAAGAAAGCAAAGTCTAAAGTTAACGAGGCAGGCAATTATACGAAACCTTCGTTACGCAAACGGCTATTTAGCCAGATCAAGTCTGGTGGCAAAGGCGGCAATCCGGGTCAGTGGTCTGCGAGGAAAGCGCAGATGTTAGCAGCAGCATATAAGAAAGCAGGTGGAGGCTATAGGTCATGAAAGGGGTCAAACATTACAAACGTGATGGGACAGAATGGAAGGGTGGCAGTCACAAGATGCCTAATGGAGACTTACATTCTGGTAAAACACATGGCAAAACCAGCCAAAAACTGTATCATCTGAAAGAATTGTCTAAAACAGCACAGAAGAAAGCCCGTGGCGCTAGCAAAAAGTCAAAAAAGTCTTAAAAAATGGACTAAACAGAAGTGGCGTACTAAGTCTGGTAAGCCATCTACTCAGGGAGCGAAAGCTACTGGGGAGAGATATCTGCCTGAGAAGGCTATAAAAGCGCTAAGTGCGAAAGAGTACGCGGCGACAACGAAAGCAAAACGCAAAGCGACGAAGAAAGGCAAGCAAGTTTCTAAGCAGCCGAAGAAGATAGCGAAGAAAACACGGCGGTATCGTAAGAAATGAGCGCAGTTGCACCCAAACGGGCGTACAACATGTCAAAACCATCGTTAGATCCTAATGATTTCGATACACTACTTAAAGTATTACCTACATTATCGCTAAAAGAACAGCAAAACATACTTCGTGACCTAGAAGACTACGAAACCCTGCTGTCAAAAGAGAAATCTAAGACAAATTTCTTGCAATTTGTAGATAAAATGTGGCCTGACTTCATTATGGGGCGACATCATAGGATCATGGCAGAGGCTTTTGAGGATGTAGCTAGTGGGAAGTGCAAAAGACTGATTGTTAACATGCCACCACGCCATACTAAGTCAGAATTTGCGAGTTATTTGCTTCCAGCATGGTTTTTAGGGCAATTTCCTCACAAAAAAGTGATTCAAACGTCACATACAGCAGAACTTGCCGTTGGATTTGGTCGTAAAGTGCGTAATTTGGTGGGTCAGGCGGAATATAAGGACATTTTTCCTGAAACCGCGCTACAAATTGACTCAAAAGCAGCCGGAAGGTGGAATACCAGCAAAGGTGGCGACTATTTTGCGATTGGTGTGGGTGGTGCTGTTACAGGTAAGGGTGCAGACCTACTGATTATCGACGATCCGCACTCAGAGCAAGAAGCAACGCTGGCTGAGATAAATCCAGACATATATGACAAGACTTACGAGTGGTATACGTCTGGCCCTAGACAGCGACTCCAACCGGGCGGTGCTATTGTTGTCGTAATGACAAGATGGAGTAAGCGTGACCTAACAGGCCAAGTGCTCAAATCCAGTATGCAGCGTGATGGCGAGGAATGGAGAGTGATTGAGTTTCCAGCCATTATGCCTTCTGGTAACGCGCTGTGGCCTGAGTTCTGGTCGCTAGAAGAATTAGCAAGTTTACGTAATGAGTTACCACATAGTAAGTGGATGGCGCAGTATCAACAAGAACCGACGAGTGAAGCGAGCGCGATTGTCAAACGAGACTGGTGGAAAGTCTGGGAAGGCGAACGACCACCGCCTTGTGACTTTATATTGATGTCATGGGATACCGCGTTTGAAAAACACAATCGAGCTGACTACAGCGCATGTACTGTGTGGGGTATATTTTACCAAGCAACCGACCATCCTGATGAATATGAGTCTGAAGAAGAATATGACAGAACCAAACAGAATTTAGGTATACCACAGCCAAACTTGATATTGTTAAATGCAATTAGAGACAGGTTAGAGTTTCCAGAACTCAAGCGATTGGTAATGCAAGAGTACAAAGAGTGGGAACCCGACAGCATTATTATTGAGAAAAAAGCCAGTGGTGCGCCGCTTATTTATGAGCTTCGAGCTATGGGTGTGCCTGTGCAGGAGTTTACACCGACGCGAGGAAATGACAAGATATCCAGATTAAATGCAGTATCCGATATATTTGCATCGGGTAAGGTATGGTATCCTCCGACACGATGGGCAGAAGAAGTGATCGAGGAAGTTGCAAGTTTCCCTGCTGGGGAGCATGATGACTATGTGGATTCTACGTCTATGGCGTTAATGCGTTTTAGAAAAGGGGGTTATGTCCAAACATCACTGGACGAGCCAGAAGATTATTACAGTACGAGAGAGTATAGACGATACAAAGCTAACACGAATCGTACATTATATTACTGAGGATAGAACAATGGTTAGACGAATGACCACAGCAAGAAGAAAGTACGCAAGCCCGTCAGAAGAATTTGCTGCTAAAATGCGAGAAGAAGCTAATGCAAAAGCAAGAGCAAAAGCAAGGGCAGAAAAAAATAAAAAACCAGTAAACGTAAGAGATAGGTCTAACACTTCTCGTGTGGGTGTAGGCACAATAGATAAAAAACCAACACCGACAGCAACACCAAAAAAACAGACAGCAACATCAAAAACACCGATACAACAAGAACGAACAACCCAAAACCCTACACAAAAAACAACGCCCAATAAAACCCAAGCAGAACTAACTAGAGAGAAATACCTTAGAAAATCTCCTACTACTACTACTACTACTACTACTACTAAATCTCGTGCGGGCGAAACTCAAGAAGAAAAAGTTGCAAGGTTTAAAATAGAAAATAAAGCTAGACTAGCCGCATCTGCAGAAAAAGGTGCTGCACAAAGGGCAAAAGTTAAAAAGTTTGTTACAGGGATTGGTTCTTCGATTTCTGGCAAATTTAAAGAACTTCGAGCTAAAGAAAAAGCAAGACTGGAAGCTCAAAAAGCTGCTAGGTTAGCTAAAGCTGAAGAAAAAAGAAAAGCCCAGCTTAAAGTAACTCAAGAAAGAGAGAAAAAGCGACAAGAAAGAGCAGAAACAGAAGCAAATCGTCCTGAAACACAGACTGAAAAAAACATACGCTTGATAAAAGAAAAAGCCGCAAAACGAAAAGCTGAATTAGGTTATAAAAAAGGTGGTATGGTTAAGAAAAAAACCGCAGCTAAAAAAACAACTAGAAAACCTGCAGCTAGAGTTGCAAAAAAAGGTATAGATGGTGTTGCACTTCGCGGTAAGACTAGAGCTGCAAGGAGCAGGTAATAGATATGGCAGACAAACCAGAACTAGAGATCGTCTTACCTGATGGAAGACCTGTATCAGAGTTTCAAGAACC